TTTATACAAAGACTGGCGATGATGGAAAAACCTCTACCGCTACAAATGAAAGAATAGACAAAAGCAGTTCTTTAATTGAAGCAATAGGTGCAGTAGATGAAGCCAACTCCGCTATTGGAATGGCGACAGAATATCATAATGACATCATAGACAGAATCCAAAGTGATTTATTTGATCTTGGTGCAGAGTTATCTGGTGCCCCAACAATAACAATATCAGAGGATAGAATTACTTACTTAGAAAATATAATTGATGATTACAACGAATACTTAGAGCCACTTCACTCTTTTGTTTTGCCCACAGGCCCTCTCCACAATGCAAGAACTATTGTAAGAAGGGCAGAGCGTGAGGTTTGGAAGGTAGAAGGACTAAATGTAAATATTCCAAAGTATCTAAATAGACTTTCGGACCTACTATTTGTTATGGCAAGATATCACAATAAAGGCAACGAAAAGTTGTGGATTCCTAGAAATTAACGCTTCCCCTGCTATAATAAGGGTATAGGAGAACAATGGCTAACCCATCAAATTTATATGCAGAAAAGATTTATTCTGAACACCCTTTATTTTTATGGGCATTAGACGACAACGCCGATTATATATCTTTAATTTCTGAACAAGAAAGAGATATTTCTACAGAATGGTCTATTTCTGAAGGAACGGCATCTGAAGAAACTGTTGGAAACGAACCATTTAAACAAAGCATAACTACAAAAATAACTGCAAACCCTCCTGTTGGTGTTACAAATGAAACTATATTAATTAGTCCAGATCTTGTTAATTTTGATATGCTAAACTCTAATTTTGGCACATTTTGTATAGGTACTTATTTTTACTCTAATAGTGCATACTTAGAATCAATATCTATTGGCTTTGAGTATACAGATACAACAACATCTTTAATTGTTGACGAATTTAAAACTTTTGATACTAATATATTTCAAAAGTGGAGTTTTATATCTGAGACATTTGATATACCTAACGAATCTGCAGATTTTCGCATAGTTATTAAAATTAAAACAACAAGTGGTAGCATAAATTCAGGAGACTATGAATTTTATTTTAATGGCATTACGGCTGGTCAATGGTCTGAAGAATTTAACACCCAATCTCTGGGTATTGAAACACAAGCGTTTCCATCTGATATTGCTTTAGATATAACGGATAGGGTTGTCACTGCAGCAGCCTATGGAGTATCAACAGATAATGGTTATTACATTGTTAATAAAAATTCACTAACTGCAAAAAATTGTGGCGTTCCAATAGTATTTGGATCATCAAATATTACAAAAATAACACCAAATAACATTGGAGATCCATCTTTAATTATACCTGGAAAAGGATTTTTAAACGAGGTAGGAAGATATAAAAATTATACATTAGAGTTTTGGGCAAAAATTAATTCAAATACAACTATACCTAAAAAAATCTTTGGTCCAATAACTGGGCCAAGTGGACTTTATGTTGAAGGTGGATTTTTAACCTTAGTTATAGATAATTTATCATCTTCACATTTTGTTGGTTATTGGAATAGACCAATGCTTATACATATTCGATTGGTCGAAAATTCGGCAACTGTTTTACTTAACGGAGAGCAAGTAATTTCTATAAATTTAAATAGAGAAAGCATAAACCTTCCATCAGAAAAAGATGGGCTACAGTCACAGGATTGGCTAGGATTTTATGCTTATGAAGATGTAACTCCAATTGAAATTGACTGTGTAGCAATTTATTCTTATCAGGTACCCACCATTATTGCTAAAAGAAGATGGGTTTATGGTCAAGGTGTTGGATCTTCAGAAATTATAAATTCTGTATCTAATGGAGAATCGGCATTTATAGATTATGCTTTTGCTGATTATACTGCTAACTATAAATATCCAAGTTTTGCAAAATGGGAGCAAGGATCTTTTGATAACTTACAAACAAGTGAAAAGTTTTTAACAGTTCCAACTTATAGCCTTCCTGAAATATTTTTAAGCAATAAGACATTGCAAGATTTATATGATGATTGCAAAATAATTCAAACTGGATATAATGAATCACAACCAGAATCTTATAAGTTTATAACATTTAGACCAAACAACGAATGGATAACAGATCAATGTTATTTTAATTTTTCTAAATTTAATGTTTTAAATGATGAAGTAAATTCTGTTTATGCTATTTTTAGCACGGAAGACATCGAGTCGCAGTCTGGACCAGTTCAGCCACAATCATTATTAAAGGTATATAATTCTTTAACTGGAGATTATTTTTTAATAAAACAAGAAGAAGATGTCATAAAATATATTTTAAATTATAATGGCATAAATGAAGAAATTTACACTACTCCATTAATTGAATTTGGGCAGTTGTTTGCAGTTGGATTTAATATTAAAACACTATCAAATGTTTTTGGTCAAAATGTTTCATCATTCTTTAACAACAAAAATTCTCTAAGTCTGTACATTGGTGGCAGCGAGCAGTCAGAAGAAACTTTTACTGGTAAGATATATTCTGTTGGATTTTCTACAGATTTAAATGCAAATGAAATAAAAGATTATTTTGATAATAACGGAATTGTTATTTTTGATGATTTATCAGAAAGCGGAGTTTTAGAAGAAGAAAATGCAATAGCATTAATTAATCATATAGCAAGTTATACCTTAGTTCCTTCAGAGTTATATGAAAAATTCTTTTTAGACATCAATGTTTCTGGATATTGGGAAGACTATGTTCCTCTTTCATATTTTGGACAATATGTAAAAAATAGTTCTGGAAATGAATTTTATGACTTAGACTTTTTACAATTTAATATTGATTATCCAGAGCCACAAGATTTAGTAGAAAATGAAGTAGCAGTAGAATCTTGGACTTACGAAGATTTAAAAAATAACTATGGATTTCCTATACAGCAAACCTATGAGCAGTTAGACAATGTTTTTTATAGTGGATGGTCAAATTATGAAGACATGTCTCAAAGATCTGAAAAGTTTTATGAATATGATACCTCTAATTCTTCTGTTAGAAGTTATTTAACTTTTCAATATATATCTGCAGGCGCCAATGCCTCAAAAGACTATTTTATAAATACAGCAAATGCTAGAAATAATGGAATAATTGATATAGATGAGCATCCTCAATGGAGTATAACAAAATTTGAAGTTCTTAACGATACCATTATATATCCAACAAAAACTATTGATTTTAATCAACTTGCAATTGTTATTCATTTAGAGTTTAAAGTTAAAAACTCATTAACTAAGCCAGTTAAAATAAAAAATCTAGAACTTACATCTCAGGCATTTAATGATAATTCTTTTAATCCAATTGGGACTAGTTCAGGACTTAATCTTTTCCCATATAAACGATCTGGATTGTATTATGATTATAAATTTAAAAATCCGTTTAGCATTTATAAAGAAAGTACCCCATATCTATACTTAACGCAAAAAAGTGGCATTAGGCTTAGAGGAGACTTTGAACAAAATATAGATCGTGGACTTTCAATTCCAATTAATAAACAAAAATCTAGTGATTTTAAAATTAGTGCTTCTCAATTATGGATGCTGTATGAAAACGATCAGTTTTCAATAATTCCAACAAAATTATTTGAAATAGAGTATAAAGATGATGTTATTCAATTTTATGTAGTTGCAAATGGAGACAATAGAACTAGAGGTAGGATATATGCAAAAAGCAAAGAAACTGGCTTAAACTTTAATGAAATATCTTATTTTTGGAATGGAGCGTTGGTTCGAGAGCCAATAATCACAGTTAAAGAATGGGGAGTGTTAGGGCTTGCATTTTTAAACGCATTAAACCTAAACTCTTATATTGGGAAAATAAATCTAAATGGTCCAGTTTTATTCAATAATGTTGCATATTATAAGGCTACAAATTTACAACAGGTTCAAAGTTCTATAACCAGGCCATGGCTAAACGTTAAGACAAACAACGGAATAGATTTTGAATGGATAGACTGGTTTAATAGTTATACCTGGGAAGGTGTTTTGGTTATTGCCACTTCCGAACTATACTCTACCGACCCATCAAGTATCTATAAATCTTATATTGGAACTAATAAGATTATCATTGATGACGAAGAAGGATTGATTTTTGACGCAGAAAAGGTTAAAATTTACAATAATGTTATTTGGGAAGGCTCTGTTCAGATTCCAGTATAATATGCTATACTTGTGGCTATGGATAATGAAATTCTTAAAAAAGTTGGTAACGTTCGTCGCAAAGTAATTGAAAAAGATTACAATTGGGGTCTTTACGTGTACAAAAAATCAAGCGGAGCGTGGTTTACTGACGGAGATGGTAGTGTTTTAAATATACCGTCAGAGCGTGGAGACATTTCAAAGATTGCAGAACTAAGAAAGGTTGCTATGCATTATGGCGATGATGGTGAAGGCAAGGCAGTATTTGTACCTGGATTAACTAGAATTAGCGAGGAAGAGCATTCAGAGCAGTTAGATAGAATGAAGAATGGTTTAATTCCTTCCATGAATGATCATGGTGCTTGGGTAGCAGCACGACAAACCTATGATAAGTACGGTAGCAATGAATGATGATTATGTAAGAGTTGGGTTAAATACCCAAGAAAAAGATGACAACCCTTTTAGTTCACAAGATCCATTTAATAAATCTTGGGACCAACTTAAAGATTTTTCTGGATTAGAACAAAACTTTCGTAGAAAAACTGCACGGAATGTAACAAAAGCAATGACTTTTGCAACAAATGAATATCTTGATTCTGCCAATGCAACTCCATCTGGTGTAGATGCTGGATCAAAAGCAATCAATCCTGGCACGGTATATAGAAATGGCTATGGACTATTTGACGTAATTACTCCACCATATAATATGTATGAGTTGGCAAACTTCTATGATACATCATTTGCTAATCATGCTGCTATTGATGCTAAAGTAGAAAATGTAGTTGGTTTAGGATACCGCTTTGATATTGCAGATAGAACAATGTTAAGGTTTGAAATGAACGAGGATCAAGCAGCGGTAGATCGTGCTCGTAATCGTATTGAAAGAATGAAACTAGAACTTAAAGATTGGTTAGAAAACCTTAACGATGATGATTCATTTACTAAAACAATGGAAAAGTTTTACACAGATGTGCAGGCGACAGGTAATGGATTTCTTGAAGTAGGTAGAACAGTTACTGGTGAGATTGGCTATCTTGGTCATATCCCAGCAACAACAGTACGTGTACGTCGCTTGCATGATGGATTTGTCCAGATTATTGGAAATTCAGTTGTTTACTTTAGAAACTTTGGGGCAAAGAATAAAAACCCAATGACTACTGATCCACGTCCAAATGAAATCATTCACTACAAAGAATATTCTCCCTTAAACACATTTTATGGTATTCCAGATATCGTAGCAGCAATGCCTTCGCTAATTGGAGATCAACTTGCTTCACAATACAATATTGATTACTTTGAAAACAAGGCTGTTCCAAGGTATATCGTAACGCTCAAAGGTGCAAAGTTATCTTCTGACGGAGAAGACAAGATGTTTAGATTTTTGCAAACTGGACTTAAATCTCAGTCTCATAGAACCCTTTATATCCCACTTCCTGGCGATACAGAAAATAATAAGGTTGAGTTTAAAATGGAGCCAATTGAAAACGGTATCCAAGATGGCTCATTTAAAGAGTATCGTAAACAAAACAGAGACGATATTCTTATTGCTCATCAAGTGCCTATTTCTAAACTTGGTGGTGCTGATTCAGGTATTGCTGCTGCCCTTTCACAGGACCGAACCTTTAAAGAGCAGGTATCACGACCAGCACAAAAACATCTTGAGAAGGTTGTCAACAAGATTATTAGAGAAAAAACAGATATCCTTGAACTTAAGTTTAATGAGTTAACCTTGACCGATGAAATTGCTCAATCTCAGATTATTGAAAGATATGTAAAGACACAGGTTATGACTCCAAATGAGGCTCGTGAAAAGTTAGACTTGCCACAAAGACCAGATGGGGATGAACCATTCATGATGTCTCCAAGACAAGCAACTGATGCTAGAGCAAACTTGGCGGGAACTCGTCAAAGAGATGCAGAAAGAACAAATAACAATTCTGACTCTCCAACAACCATATCTGGTCGTAATGCACAGGGTGAGGGCAGAGCGTCTCAATAGTTGAGATATGTGTAAAAATGTTTGGTATAATGGTAACGATATGTTAATAAATAAAGCACATTGGGAAACTAATGGCGACAGCGTTCGCCTATCAATGCCTATCGGTAAGGTAGATGTAGAGCGCCGCATAGTTTCAGGTTTTGCAACTCTTGATAATATTGATAAGCAAGGCGATATTGTAACTACAGAATCTAGCGTTGAAGCATTTAAAAATTTTAGAGGCAATTTGCGTGAAATGCACCAACCATCCGCAGTAGGTAAAATTGTATCATTTAAAGAAGATCGTTATTTTGATCCATCAGTAAAGAAATTTTATAGCGGAGTTTACGTATCTGCTTATGTTTCAAAAGGTGCACAAGATGCATGGGAAAAAGTATTAGATGGAACTTACAAAGGGTTTTCAATTGGTGGAAACATTAAAACTTGGGACGATGCATACAATGATGATTTAAAGAAAAGTATTAGAATTATTAAAGAATATGACTTATACGAGTTGTCCTTGGTTGATAATCCAGCAAACCAATTTGCAAACATTGTATCCATTGAAAAAGTTAATGGTCAAAGTGTAATTAGTGGATATCTTTCAAAGGCAGAAATTGAAAATGTTTTTTGGGATAAAGAATCTGGAATTGTTATGGTTTCAGAATCTGAAAGTGAAACAAGCCCTACATCAGGAAATCCAATGCAAAATATTGGGTTTATTGAAAAGGGAGATAAAAATAATACAGAAATGATAAAGTTCTTAGTTGATAGTGCTAAAGGCATTAGTACAATTAAGATTACAAAGGAGGTTAGTCCTATGACTGAAGCAACAGAAGCAGTAGTTGAAACTGCAGTTGAAGAAGTACAGGTCGCTCCAGAGGCACAGCCAGCAGAGGTAGTTGCAGAAGCAACAGAAGCCCCTGCAGTCGTTGAAGAAGCATCAGCAGTTGAAGAACTTGCTATTGCTAAATCAGAAGACGGTAGTGCAGATTCTTCTGAAGTAAAAACAGAAGAGGGAGAAGTTGCTGCAGCAGAAACTGTTGTAGCGAAGTCTGATGAAACAATTGTTGAGGCAGTTGCAGAAATCAAAAATTCTCTTACAAATGCCTTTGGCGATTTAGCAACAACCGTTAAGTCTCTTCATGAGCAGGTCGTTGCATTAAGCAAGTCTCTTGACAATGTATCAGGTGAGGTTAAAGCCGTATCTGCTGAAGTAAGCAATGTTAAGGGTTCTTTTAATGAGTTTGGCAAGCGAGTAGATCTTGTAGAACAAGACACCGCTTTCCGCAAGTCTGGCGATCTAGGCGAGATCGTGCAGTTTGAACCTTCAAAAGTTCAGAAATCCCTATGGGGCGGTCGTTTCCTCACATCAACCGACCTATTTAAATAAGTAATAAATCACTAGGAGGTGAAAAATAATGTCGGAACAAAATAAAGACCTAGAAAAAAACTATCCAGGATCAGGCGGAGCAGGCGCAGAGATTAACTCTCAAGGCAGTTTCGTTTCTGGTGGTATTGGTAGTGCAACAGGTTTAGATTCAGCAGCACAGTCTGTAGGATCACAACTTGGTAACACTGCAACTGCAGCATTCGGTTCAACAACTGGAGCAAACGCAGTAAACCCAACAGGCGTAGCAGGTGGTATTCTAGCACCAGAGCAGGCTCGTCGCTTCATCGACTATGTGTGGGATGCAACAGTTCTCGCTAAAGATGGTCGTAGAGTTACAATGCGTGCTAACACAATGGAGATCGAAAAGGTCAACGTTGGAGAGCGTGTAATCCGTGCAGCAG